CAAGCTTCGGCGAGAAGGGGATATTATATGCGACAGGGTTATGAAGTTTTTGAAGTATAGCATGAAAAAATATATCTTGACACGGAGTTAAAAGTTTGTTATAATATGTTATTCTATAATTGGGAAAAAGTAAAAAGGGAAAGCAAGGGGAGTGTCAAAGATATTTTGACAATCCTTCATATACTTACTTATAAGCTACCACCAGTGAATAGACATGATAGAATATATAAATTCTGGACTAAAAGTTTTCATGGGGATTCGTTCCTAGTAAACCCAGAGGCGTTATTCATTCAGCGTAGGAGATATTCAGATGGCGAGATTGCACAATATGCAGGTATCGCATCTTTGCGTAATTATTTTGAATATCAGAAAAACAAAGATACCACATTAGACCTCCTTCACTTTACAGGGAACGAGGACAGTATTAAAAACAATAGATTACTACGAATAGAAAATGACAGAATACATTTTTTGTTTGAAGAAATCACTTTAAAGGAATTAAAATGGCAATAAAATTTAATCAAACCAAGGGCGAAGCCCAAAAAAATAAAATCGACAGTTATCAATATGTCGAAGGCGACAACAAAGTAAGAATGGTTGGGGATATGCTTCCTCGCTATGTTTACTGGTTGAAAGGCGAAAACGGTAAGAATTTACCATTCGAGTGTCTATCATTCGATAGAGACGCAGAAGCATTTACTAACCAAGAAAAAGACTGGGTGAGAGAGTATCATCCTGAACTTAAATGTGGTTGGTCTTATGCAATTCAATGTATCCACGATGGAAAAGTTAAAGTACTAAACTTAAAGAAAAAATTACTCGAGCAGATAATGGTTGCAGCAGAAGATCTTGGTGATCCAACTGATCCAGTAACTGGTTGGGATGTTTACTTTAAGAGAGTTAAGACTGGACCAATGGCTTACAATGTTGAATATCAACTACAGGCTCTTAAATGCAAACCTAGAGCTTTAGACGATGCTGAGATGGAACTCATCGCAGAACTTAAGTCAATGGACGAAGTACTTACTCGACCAACAGCGGATGCTCAAAAAGAACTACTTGACAGATTACGTGAAGGAGCTAGTAACTCTACTCCTGACGAAACAGTCTCAGAAGAATTTGATATTACTTAGGAGATAATTATGTTAACAGTAGGAGATACATTTCCAAACTTTTCTATGCAAGGTGTAAATGAAACAAATGACATCATTGATGTAGATGTATTGCTGAACGAATGGACAGTAATGTATTTCTACCCAAAAGATTTCACTTTCATTTGTCCTACCGAGATAGCAGCAATGGACACTTTAGATGTCGAAGCTGATGTTATTGGTGTAAGTGGAGACAATGAATTTTGCAAAATTGCTTGGAAAAAAGACAATGCTCTTATTAGAGAAATTAGACATATTCTAGCGGCCGACTGCGGTCTAAAGCTTTCTCATGAACTAGGAATAGTTGACGAGGAGAATGGAGTATGTTATAGAGCAACTTTCATAATTGATCCTGAAGGAACAATTCAACATGTATCAGTAAATGCGTTAGATACAGGTAGAAACGCAGAAGAAATATTACGAACACTACAAGCTTTAAAAGCTGGTGGTCTTACAGGATGTTCTTGGACACCAGGAGACGAATTCGTAGCATGATTCTATTCACTGCAGATTGGCATATTAAGTTAGGTCAAAAGAATGTACCCCTGCCTTGGGCTTGCTCTAGGTATGGGATGTTCTTTGAACAAGTTCATGACCTTGAAAAAACAGTTGATCTGCACATCATTGGTGGGGACTTATTTGATAGAGTCCCCAGCATGGATGAACTTACACTTTACTTTGACTTTGTAAAGGGTGTCACAGTGCGCACTATTATATTTGATGGTAACCACGAAGCAACTCGCAAAAACAAAACATTTTTTACAAATTTAAAAAAAGTCACAGAACAATTAAATCCACTAGTAAAAGTTATAGATCAAACGATTGTAGATGATTTTAGTGGTTATGCAATACTGCCTTATGCAGATTTGCATAGAAAGAAAAGTATTGAAGATATAAATACAGAAGTATTGTTTACTCATGTTCGTGGAGAGATACCACCTCATGTACAACCTGAAGTAGATTTATCACGCTTTGATAAATTCAAAGTAGTATTTGCAGGAGACTTACACGCACATAGTAATACACAAAGAAACATAGTATATCCTGGTAGTCCAATGACTACAAGTTTTCATAGAAACAATGTGGAAACAGGATATTTGATGATAGATGATAACGATGGGTTTCAATGGACATGGCATCCATTTCATTTACCACAGTTAATTCGTAAAACAGTTACAGATCCTAGTGAGATGAAACAAACAATGTTTGACCATACAATATATGAAATTGAAGGAGATGTGTCTGATTTAAGTAATATCAAAAATAGTGAATTACTTGATAAAAAAGTTATAAAAAGAAAGACAGAAGCCACTCTAATATTAGGCAAAGAGATGACAATGGAAGAAGAATTAGGAGAATACCTAAGTTATATATTAGAGTTAGATGATAGTAAAGTTAAAAATATTTTAGGAGTGTTTAGTGATTACGCTAAAGAAGTTACAATGGAGTAATTGTTTTAGCTATGGCGAGGAAAATGAATTAAATTTAGATGAATCCATAGTTACACAATTAGTCGGCACAAATGGGGCTGGTAAAAGTTCTATTCCTTTGATTCTTGAAGAAGTATTATTCAACAAAAACTCAAAAGGAATTAAAAAAGCAGAAATACCAAATCGTGAAGTCAACAAAGGCTATGATATATCTTTGTCTTTTGATGTTGTAGATGATGAGTATAAAATTGAAGTTGCTCGTAGAGGTAATATAAAAGTAAAACTCTACAAGAACGGAGATGATATATCCAGTCATACAGCTACAAATACATATAAGACACTAGAAGAAATTATTGGTATAGACTTTAAAACTTTCTCACAGATTGTTTATCAAAATACCAATGCTAGTTTGCAATTCTTGACTGCCACAGACACTAATCGTAAAAGATTCTTAATTGATTTGTTACAGCTAGATAATTATGTAAAATACTTTGAAGTTTTTAAAGAATTATCACGAAATTTAGCTGGAGATGTTTCAAACATACAAGGGAAAATTGACACAATCGATAAGTGGTTATCCGATAATTATTTGGAAGATACATCACTACTATCGAAATTAGAATTACCATTTTACTCAGAGGAAGATGAAGAGTCTTTACGTTCTTTACAATTAGAATTCCAAAATATTTCAGAAATTACGAAAAAAATTAACCAAAATAATTTATACAAAAGCCAGTTAGAGTCCATAGATTTAGGACTAGCGAAAGAGTATGTTGATAATAATGAATGGCAAGATACAGAACAGTTAGTACAAGATATTGGAGAAATAAAATCAAGGGGTGCACAAGAAGTACGCATGGTTAAAAAGTACATGGACTTACAAGAGCTAGACGATGCTGGATGTCCGACTTGCGGACAAGATATAGATTTAGCATTTATAAGACAGGAGCTCCACAAACATCAAACTGCTCGCACAGCTTACTCTGAAAAATTAGAAGAAGCTAATGATAGACTTGCTGATATAAATGATGCAAATAAAATGCTGAAACAAATGGAACAAAAGATAAATAGTTGGGAAGAAATATATAGAAGTATAGACCAAACTTTACCTTTAGAAGTTCCAGACTCTGAAGAAATACAAGACAAAATAATCAAATTGAAAGAAAGAATAAGTAATAGACAAGAAAGAGTAAACGAAGTAATCGAAGAAAATGAACGCAGAGAAAGACACAATACTCGCCTTTCAATTATTGAAGAACAACAAACAGATTTTGAAGATCAACATAAAGAATTAGTTGCAGAACTAGAAGATGCCAATGATAAGTTTGCAAATGTTGATATACTTAAAAAAGCTTTTAGTACAAATGGACTACTAGCATATAAAATTGAGAACTTAGTAAAAGATCTCGAAGAACTAACAAACGAATACCTTGCTGAGTTATCAGATGGAAGATTTAGTTTAGAATTTGTAGTATTAAATGATAAATTAAATGTAGAAATAGATGATAATGGCAAAACTGTAGATATATTAGCTTTGAGTGCAGGAGAGTTAGCAAGAGTTAACACTTCAACACTTTTAGCAATTCGTAAACTAATGAGTAGTATATCTAAGTCTCAGATAAATGTGTTATTCCTAGACGAAGTAACAAATGTTTTAGATGAGCAAGGAAAGGAACGACTAGTAGAATTACTACTAAGAGAGGAAAATTTGAATACTTATATAGTATCACATGGATGGACACACCCTTTACTCGCTAAAATAGAAGTAGTGAAAGAAGAAAAAGTAAGTAGGCTCGAACTTGGTTAATCCTAGACAAAAAGGTAACCGAGGTGAGCAACAAGTATTATCTATGCTTGAACGACTTACAGACGAGAAATGGGTACAAACTCCAGGATCTGGAAGTGGAAAGATCAAAGGAGATTGCATGGTGCCTGACAAAGTAAATTTATTTACTGTCGAAGTCAAGTTTTATAAAGACATTGGTTTCAATAGTAAAATATACACTCAGAAAAGTAATAATCTTTTCAAATGGTGGAGTAAACTTTGTAAACAAGCACAACAAATGGAACAAGAACCACTGTTGATATTTAGAGAGAACCATGGAAAGTTCTTTGCAGCAACAGTACGAAAACCAAAAAATACATTGCGTTATATGCACATTGCCTGGCTAGGTGCATATATACTAATCGCAGAACACTGGCTAGAAAAAGAGGAGATACAATTTACAAATGGCGATAACATTCTCAGACCTTGGGAACCCAATTCAAAATGGGAACTTGCTGATAGTTGATGGTCTCAATATTGCATTTAGATGGAAACATCAAGGCGTAACAGACTTCAAATATGATTATGTAAGAACAGTAGAAAGTCTTGCTAAATCATACAACGCAGGTAATATTATAATTACTGCTGACGGTGGCAGTTCTTATAGAAAAGAAATA